AAGCTTGATAACGGTAGCTTCAGCAGGCTCTGCATCATCTGCACGAGCCATCTTAACTTTTGGTATCATAACTTTGCGGGGATCGGAGCCACTCTTAGATCCTCCAGGACCACCACCCATTCCACCCATCATATCCATTTCTCGCTGCTCGTTCTCTTGTTTCTCCATTTCTTTAAACTTTTCGAGCAAAACTGCATAATCGAGATTCAATGGGCTAGAATAAAGGAGCTTGTTATTCGTAACAGCATCCGCGAGCCATTGAACAAGCCGAGCTTTATTCTCAGGATCAAAACTAAGCTCTAAAATCTGATAAACACTGATAGCAGCTTTCATCTTGGTGTCGTCCACCTTAACTTGGTCGCTATCAGGTTCCCGGAGATACGACGGCCACGTAGCCCGGTAACTGTTTGCCCATGTATAGAATGCTTCTTTATAGCCTATTTCACCAAATTTCTCTGGGAATTTTCTTTTTAACATCCTATAAAAGTCTTGATTCCAAGCCCTATGCATGACAATACGGTCAAGCCATCGGTGAACAGGCTCCATTGTCTCCCGCAGACGATCCATATAACGAGCGACGGCCTTCGCGTCTTCGGAACCCTCTCCAAATCCCTCCGCAAAGCTCTCTTGAGTGAGTAATTTGACCGGCATATCCACAGCCGATGCAATATTCTCAAGTATATTCCGTCGAGCCAGTACGTGAGGTCCTTCCAAGTTCTGCATATTAAGAGACTCAATTCCCTCCTCAGGCGTAATATTAATGACATTACCAGTTTCAGCCTCCTTTACGACAGAACGTTTAAAAGAAGCAGCCCAAGACATAATATTGTCAACGAAATTCCCGGGGAACTTAATCTTTGCAACAAGGACCCCGACTTTGGTTTCAACAAGGTCGTCAGCAATAAGAGACTTAATGTAGGATTTGAGAGGATAAAAAGCCCTCTGATAAGCAGATCTTCCAACAAAGCCAAATGCAGACGTTGTATATCCAAGATAGATTGGTTTCTCATTCGTAACCGTCACGGAGCGCGAGGGATGGTATGCTGTTCCACCTACCGCAATCTGTGTATACTTCATAAAGTCCATAGCATTTGGGTTCTGATTCAGAACCAATGAACCAGAAGTATTAAGAGGATCAAGAATATTGAAACTGAGATTAAGCTCAGGGAGATCCCAGTAATCAATTTGTTCATTGCTTTTCATCCCATCAACCAAAAGGGCGATAGAAGCAACACCATAGATCCGACTAACAGTAAGAAGGTTATGAACCAAGCTATCGCCACCGATAGCTTTCCACTCGTCGTTAAACGCATCCGAGCAGTACTCCATAGGACTGTCGGGCACTTTGACTTCACGCTTTTGGCTCAGGGCTAAGGACACTGGTCCTTCAACAATGCGAGCCCCTAGCGGATGATATAGATAAATCATCTTACAGGTTTCATACGAAACCGTATCACCAGGAATAATATCCGGCGCAACCAGCAAGTCATTAAGAGCATTGCCGGGAGTAGAGTCAATTGCAGAGGATGGTATATTGCTCGGCATTTAGCACGTCACAGTGAACGTCATATTAGCAGGGCAACTCGTGACCCAACATCCATTATTAAATGCAGGAACAACACCAGCCGGGAGAATAGACTTCGGCCAAGTTGGAGCCGTTATGCCGGGAGTCATAGGAACATTAGGTCGAGGCTCTAACTCGCATTTCAACGCTGCCATGTTTGCAGAGTATATAGTACGATAACCCACAAGCGGAGAGGGAGCAGCAGGAGTAAGAGTAACAGTCGAACCAGTTAGTGATCCTGTACCTGAAACAAAAGTGAGAGTCGCCGGGCTCGGTGGAAATGTTGTATATTGACCTCCACTTACAACCGAATTGATCGCACTAATGCCACCAGCAGCCGACGTAATGTTCAATGTCGCTGGAGCACCGACACCACCATTAACAGAATAAACTCCAGTTCCAGCCGTACCAGTTCCTACAGAGGCGGTCGCTGCGCTAGCGACCGCAGAAGTAACTGGATCAACCAAGGTCAACGGAGTTAGGTCATCCGTTTGTGCTGTTGCTGGTTGATTCATAGTAAATGCGGTGATTGTCCCTGCACCTTGGGTCAAAGCTGTACCGACAGATGCAGATGTGACAGTGTGTGGCGAAGCCAATGGGGTCGGCTTCTCTGACATACGTTCTGGTTTATCAGCCATTAGCCAATTCTCCAATTCGTCCCATCCGAGAACACTGGCACTCCAATTGTCCCGCCACCCGCAACAATATCATAAAATGCTGACGTAGTAGCATCAGTAACAAAAGCTTGTGCTCCAGCGCCCGCTGTACCGGGACCAGACAGACTTGCTACAGTATATACCGGAAGATTAGAAGGAGCACCACCTCCAGCACCCGCACCACCGAAAGCCACCACATCCCAATCAGGTGAGGAAGTTCCTGGAATAAATTGCACATGACAATCATAAGCAATACTGCCCGCAGCGGCACCATCTTTTGATCCTACTGCAAGTGAACAGTAATTAGGAGGAGTTCCAAACAATCCAGTTTGCTGTTGCCAATACATCAAATTATTAGAAATTTGATTCACTTTTACCGTAACACGAATTACTGAACCAGATGACACAAGTATTGGAGTAATGTCTTGCCAATATAATCCCGAATTAATCGGGGAACTAGAGAATGTATCCTTTATGGTGCCATTAATAGAAAGTGTTATAGTATGAAGGGCATTAATATTCTGTGCAAGAACAGTACCACCATACTGATCAACCCACCCATCTGTATTAACTGTCCACTCATTATACATGATATAAGTAGCACGAGCACTCTGTATTGTTGGTACCCAAGCCGGTAATAAATCCTCCTCAGGTCCACTTGGCTGTGGTGCTGGACGATCAGAAGTATTCTTATTGGCGATCATTGTCCAATCGCCATCACGAGTCAAATCTTGGTTTAAGAATGCTTGCCCTGCTCCAGTATACAGAACCCAACGCACGAACACATCATTGAGACCATCCCAAGCGGCATTACGTCTGGCATAATAATCACCATCCAGCGGTGCATCAGGAAAACCTGGACTTGGAGATGGAACCCAACCACCATTTTGACGAGAATAGGGAGTTCCATCCTCCGGTGCTTCATCAAATGGATGAGGACCGGGACCAACAAATCCTGGCTGAAGGCTTGTAGATGCCAATGGCATTTTTATTCTCTTACGGAGTTGTGGTAACTGTGAACGAGCTATCCGAGGAAATGCTCGTGCAAACAAGATTTGTATAGGGATGACCATACAGCGGAAACACAGTGCCAGTCGGAAATGGCATGGACCCTGTATTCATACAGAATACATCATCCAAATAATTGCCATTAGCATCTTGGTCAATCAATATAAACCAACCACTCGCACTCAATTTGGGTGGAGCCACGAGCGTAATGCTGGTCAAGGTTCCAGCAGATGCGAGAATGGTGCCAACTTCAGCTATTCCAACAGTTGTATCGGTCATAGTATTACGCCGTCGTTATTGAGAATGCTGCACCAACCGGGCAAGACTGGAGATACAAGTTTCCAGTGTAGTTGGTGACATACGCGCTCACCTTGTGCGAAGCATGAGGTGAGTGGCCGCCGCCAACATGAATATTTTCATTGTAGATTACCGTGGGAGGGGTAGTCCCCTGATCTAACAGGCAAAGATAGCCAGTCACCGGTAATCCTGATGGAAGGAATGTTGGCACCTCGTAAGCAGATGGGGCTGTGGTATACAGAATCTGCGTAATGGTGGCGGGACCAGAATCAATGACCGTCCCGACCGCAGCCGAATTGAGAGTCTTTACACCATGAGCAAGTTGCTCTGGCTTATCTTTCTGCTCTGGCTTGTGCTCAGCCCTTGTCTCATGAAGCGGAGCAGGCTTACCATGATGTTCTGGTTCTTTAGCCATGTCAGAATCCTTTCCTCTTGAACCATACTCGAACAGTACCGGGGGAACCATATTGACCAATCTCTACAAGTTCCCAACCATCAAGCCCAACTTCATCACACCGAGCCTGCATGTCTGCCGTAGTCATCGAGGTCGGCCATTCCTCTATGAAATACTCAATAGGATCGATTGGTGGAGCCTTGGGAGCAGCCTTCTTCTTAACTTTCTTTATCTTCGCCTTTGGTTTCTTCATTGGCACACCCTCACTCCTCCCGCATAATAGCAGTATCGACGAGGACGGTAAGTATCGGGACGGCCATAACGATAGTCGCGGCCACGATCATAATCTCTGTATCGGTTGCCATAATAACCACGGTCCCTATCACGGTCACCATAATAAGGGCGTCCATAACCGGGTGTTTCAATCGTAACCTGAGCATAGGCCGGAACCGCAACAAAAAGAAACATTGCCGCCGCAAGTGTCTTCTTCATATTAGTACCCTTCCCAATTGCCAAGACCAATTGCAACTCCATAGGAGAAACAATCGAGCAGGTCGTCTTGTCTATCTTCAACGTCTCCTACCCTAAAACCAAGAATTTGACCTAGCAAGTGATTCTTGGTAACTTGTTTGAATGTAATAATCCTATTGTAAACAGTTTCCAGGAGCTTCACCCTTTTCTGGAATATGTAGCCCGACACGTTGATGGCACGTTCTGCTTTTCCAAGTTGGGTGAGCTTTTGCGGGAGTTCGCTTGCCGGGAGGTTACGGCGACGTGCTTGCTGAAGGAGAATGGATCCAGACCCTTTATCTTCAATGAAACAGCCCCGTGATCCCAAACGCGCTCCACACTTAGCGGCGTAGTCGTCGAGATTTCGATACACAACGGGTAGCCACAATTCGAGCATTCCACCTTCAATCTGTAGGTATTCATAGTCAATTACCTTGAGCCAGTGGTCATCGCCGAGCTTTTCATATGCCCAATATATGACGCCAGTGCCATCAGCCTCCTTCCCAGTCTTTACGGCAGTGTCCATGGTCGCGAATGTATAAAGACAACGGACGGGAAATGGTTCAGGTTTCCCGTCCGTCAACATATTATCCAAGGAGAAAAATGCTTCGCCCGACCAATCAACAAACTCCGCCATATACTCTTGCGCGTACACGAGCGGGTGATTGTCATGCTCCAGTCTTTCTAATTCATCCGGCGGTAGAAATGGATTAGAATGAGAAGGGGCGTGATATTCTGTAAATCCATATTCCGGTAAGTTACAGATACGCCAAAACAGGTTATCTTCGTTGATCCCGTTAGTATTAGAGGCAATAATCGCGGCCCCACGAAAGTCGAGTAGCGTCGGCTTGATCGCCTTTTCCCAAATCGCAATAGCATTACTCTTGGTAAATGCGGCCTCGTCAATGATGACCAGATGATAGCGACGCGAACGCCCCGCCTTTTCGTCTTCCAGGG